GTAGTCATCGACCCCGAGGTCCCAGGCCGTGTCCACCGGCCGGCCGCATCGGGCGGTTTCCTTATGACACGTGCCGGCCGGTGGACACGGCCTGGGACCTCGGGGTCGATGACTACACGGCCATCTGGTTCGTACAGGACAATGGCAAGGCCGTCTTCGCCATCGACTATTACGAGGTCGGCAATGAGGGAGCGGAGCAGATCGTTGCGCAAGCGCTTCCCGAATTGAATCCCGATACGCGGGAGGCGGCCGCGCGGCTGATCGAACTGGGGCGGGTCGCACCCTATCGATATGGCCGGCATTTCCTGCCGCACGACGTCAAGGTCAGGGAATGGGGGCAGGGCGCCAAACAACGCTCGTTAACACTGATGGGCCTCGGCGTGAAACCGTTGCATGTCGGCGTGCGGACCAAGCCGGCGGACCGGATCAATGCCGTCAGACGGCTGTTGCCGATCTGCCATTTCAACAACACCGGGCGTGTCCAACGCGGCCTGTCGAGGCTGCGCCGCTATGCGCGCAAATGGAATGACGGCATGCAAAGCTACACATCCCCGCGGCACGATATCAACAGTCATGGGGCGGATGCGTTCGGCGAGTATGCGGTCAACTGCCGCGTCGCTTTGGCGGCCGGAAGGGGGCCGCCGGTAGCCCGGCCGCCATCGGGCCAGGTCGTTCTCGAGGGGCCGCCCGACCCGCGCCCAACCAGACGAATCCGGCTTTAGCGGTTCAGAATTGGCCAACAGCAAAAAGGTGCTCACATACAGTAGTCGACATAGCCGGTTTCGATGTCGGAGACCCGGTTTTCTCTATCGACGTTCCAAAGCACCCACCAGCTTTCCTCGCATGACATGCGGGACAGCGCATTGAGAAAGCCGGTCGTATAGGACGCGCTGCGCTGCCAGCCCGGGCTTGTCCAGCCCGGCCGAAAGCCTTGCTCCAGCAACAGACGGGTCAGTATCCTCGCGTCCGAGCCTAAGGGTGCGTTCTGTAGGATGCGTCGCTCCATCGCGGACGCAACAATCTCAGCGTTACGTGGCAAGTCCGCGAAAAGCAGCGGCCTGCCCTTAAACTGACCGTCGTCATAGAGAGCGGCAATGGCCGCGGCGCAAAACGCGCCCGCCGAAAACACCGCCAGACATCGGAACACGCGTTTCATTCGATTTTCCTTTTTGGTAGCAGACATTCGATGGAATACAACTTTATGGAGATATTATGGTCGACGTGCCGGGGACTGTGGGACGGACTCTCCAGAGCAGGATGGTGGGCATTATGTGCGGCGGTTCACCGGCGCGGCATCACGCCGGGGCCTCTCCAAGCCTTCGAAGCATCCGATAGCGCGGGGACTTCAACGGCTGCACCGACCTTTCTCAGGAATGCCCTGGCATACACCGAAGCAATCACCGGAAGCCTTGAAATATGAAAGAAACTGACGTCAGGGATGAACCGGCTGAAGACCCATTCAGCGACCTGCGGGCGGCACAGCCGTGGCTCAACGCAATCGATGACCACAAAAAGGCTTTCGCCCGCTACAACGAGAGCTGCGATCGGATCGACAAACTCTATGCCGACCTGGAAAAAGCCACAAAAACAAACGGTGAGCGTGAATTTCAGATCTTCTGGGCGAATCTGGAGGTCCTGAAGCCGTCGATCTATTTTCGGCCGCCCGTGCCGGTCGTGATCAGCCGGTTCCGGGAACGCAAAGAGGTCAACCGACATGCCGCGGAAATGTTGCAACGAGCGCTGGCGACATCATTCGAGATGGAAGACATCGATGGGACGATGCGACTCATTCGCGACGATCTGGCGACGAACGCGCGCGGTGTCGTTTGGCTGCGTTATGGTGCCGGCAGTGACGGCGAGGCGGTTCTTTATGACCATGTCGAGCGCAAGGACTTCGCCCATGACGTCGCCCGCAAATGGAAAGAGGTCGGATGGGTTGCAAGGCGCTCGTGGCTGACGCGGGAACAGGGCCTGGAGCGCTTCGGCGATCTTTGGTTGCAGGCGGACTTCAAGGAGCGCCTCGACAACGAGCGCGACGACGCGTCGTTTGCCGAAAAGAAGGCTTGTGTTTGGGAAATCTGGGATAAGAGAAAACGGGTGGTCGTTTGGGTGGCGCCAGGTCTGGAAGAGGTGCTCGATATCCAGCCGCCCTTCCTGGCCCTTCAGGGCTTCTTTCCCTGTCCGCGTCCGGCCTATGGCACGCTCGAGCGCGGCACGCTCAAGCCAGTGCCCGATTTCGTCTACTACAAGGATCAGGTCGAGGAAATCAATGAGTTGACGGCGCGCATATCGGCCCTGGCCGAGGCGCTGCGCATGAAGGGCTTCTATGCCGCCGGCATCGAGCAACTGAGCGATGCGATCGAGGCCGCACTCAAGAAGACCGATAACAACGCCATCCTAATCCCGGTGCCGAACACGGCAGCGCTGGGCGGGGCGGGACTGAAAGACAGCGTGATCTGGCTGCCGGTGCGCGAAGTGGCCGAGGTTATCGTGCAACTGATCGCCTTGCGCCGGCAACTGATCGAAGATGTCTATCAGATCACCGGACTGTCGGACATCATGCGCGGCTCGACCGATCCGAATGAGACGCTGGGTGCGCAGCGCCTCAAAAGCCAATACGGATCGGTGCGCGTGCGCGACCGGCAGCATGAGTTGGTGCGGGTGGCGCGGGACTTAACCCGCATGGCCGGCGAAATCATTGCCGAGAATTTCCAGCCGCAGACGATGATGGCCATGGCGCAATATGATGACGTGCCGACGACACAGGCGGTGAAGCAGCAGATTGCCGGCATCCGGAACCGAATACAGGCGGCGGCCAGCGATTCGAACATGATGGCGCAGGTTCAGCAGAACCCGCAAGCCATGCAGCAGGCGCAACGGGCGATGCAGCAAGCCAATACGCAGATCGTTGAGCTTGAGCGGACCGTGACACTGGAGCAGGTGTTTCAGTTTCTGCGCGATCAGCGCATGCGGCCCTTTGTACTGGACATCGAGACGGATTCGACCATTCAGCCGGACGAAAACGCAGCCAAGGCGGCGATGTCGGAATTTCTGGCCGCCCTTGCCAGGGCGCTCGGACAGTTGGGGCCGATGGTGGCCGGGCAACCGGAGACCGCGCCGTTTGCGGCGGAAGTGCTCAAAATGGCCGTTGCGCCCTTTCGGGCGGGGCGTGAGCTGGAGGCCACGATCGATGAATTCGCCGACCGGATGAAACAGCTGGCCGGCCGACCAAGGCCAAATCCGGAGCAGGATAGGGCAAAGGTGGATATCCAGAAGACCATGACCGAGATTGAGAAGATCAAGGCTGAGATCGAGAGAATCCGTGCCGATACGATGGCGGTCACGCGGGCGCCGGATGCGGAGCGCGCGTAATGGGTGGTGTTCCGGTGACGATTGTCGACAGCGGCGGCGTGTCGGTAATCGATATAGATGGCGCGGAGCCAGTGACGAGAGCGGATGGCGCGGCTCCCGTCACTTTGGTGGAAACGGGCGGTGTGCCCGTAACATTCGTTACCGCTGCATTGGCGCGCGATCCGCAAAACAATCTTGACGCGCAGATGGCCGAGCTGCCGCTGTCGCTTTGGTGGGACCCGGCGACATCATCAACCGGGTTTATCGCACGCGACGCGACCGGCCCGAACGCTGGGGATGGCGATCCCGTCGGCTACAGGCTGGACCGGTCGGGCAACGGATTGCACGCTCAGTCGCCCGCTGACGATCAAAGGCCAATTTTGTCGGTCGCTGGCGCTGTTGCGCAGGACACTTGGGATGGAGTGAACGACGATCTCGGCGTGGCTTTTTCCGCCGGAACGCTCCCGGCCGATTGCTCCGTGTTTTTCGGCATCGACACCAGTGATAGTCAGTTGGTGAGTATCATCGGCCACACTGGTGAGCACTATATGGGTGTCGCTGACAGTTCGAATTCATACCCCGTCAACAAGGCGATCGGCGTTTCGGCGTCCACATTCGTGGATGGCGTGCAACTCTCCCCCGAAACGCGCACCGAATTTCAGTCGGCCGTCGTGGGGCAAGGGAAAAGAATCGTTGAGATTCGTCGGGCCGACCTCGGTGCGTGGACGGAGTTTCGTCCGGGCTGGCATCCGGCGATACCGGGTTTTCGCATGGCTGGCTCGGTCTCGCCTGTCGTGATTATTCCGACGTCGGCGCTGACTGACGACACTCGCAATAGCATCATCATTCCGTGGTTTTTGGGCAGGGGATTCCGGACGTTTTCGCTCTCCGATCTTTTCGGGAACGGCGCGACGGCGGGTGGCGCCTTCGTCATCCCGCCGGGCGAAACGACCGAGTTCGACGCCTTGTTTTTCGGCGGTTACACAGGCGCAGGCTTTATCGTCGCGCCGAGCGAAGCAACCGAATTCGGCTCTCTGTTTTTCGGCGGCTACACTGGTGCAGCCTTTACCGTGCCGCCGAAACCGAACGCCGGGTTCGACTACCTCTTTTCCGGTGGTTACACCGGCACAGCTTTCCTTGTTCCCAACGGGTGATCGAATGGCAGCGACGTTTTATCAAGACGCGGCGAAGACCACGCCGGTTACTGCGTCTGGCGATCCTGTCGGGGCGATCGTGCTGACGGACGGGACGATTCCCGAATTCACACAGGCAACCGCCGCCAATCGTCCGATTTATCGGTCGGACGGTACACGCGGCTGGTTGGAGACAAATGGGGTATCACAATTCCTGGAGGCTGATTATGCGCCGACAGCGTATCCGCTGACGATGGCGGTCGCGGTAGAATTTGACTCGCAAGCGGGTGTCAATGCGATCCTTTCATTGTACGAGAGTAATTCCCTCTTTAAGCGTCTATATGTGCAGCCATCCCCCAGCAATTTCATCTATCAAGATTTTGGGAACGGAAGCCAAAGCGTCAGCGCTACAGTAACAGACAAAAGTGTTGTTTTCGCGCAAGATGATAGCACCACAGCGCTCATTGAGGTCAACGGCGGTGCTCCTAGTTCGGGAGCTAATGCCGGCCCATTCGGTTCGCCAACAAAGCTCTATATCGGCAATACCGGCCCGCAGGGCTCCTATTTTTCCGGCAAGATTTTTGGTGCGATATTCGTCAATCGACTGTTGACGGACGCGGAAAAGGCGGATGTTCGCGCCAAGCTTGCCTCTGCAGCCGGGGCGACACTCATATGATCGCGCTCTATCAAGACGCTGCAAAAGCTTTTCCCGTCACCGGGTCCGGTGATCCTGTTGGAGCAATCGTGCTGACGGGCGGGACAATAACCGAGTTCGCCCAGACGACGGCCGCCAACCGGCCGATCTACCGGACCGATGGCACCTATGGATGGCTCGAATTCAACGGCTTGTCGCAGTGGCTAGAGGCAAGTCATGCGCAATTGGCCTATCCATACACAATGGCCGTGGCTGCCGAGGCGTCGAACCCCGGCCAAAATGGTGCGGTGCTGTCCCTATTTGGGGTGGATGCCGGACACCAGATTTTAAGCAGGCCGGGCAACCTGTGGACTTTAGGGACGTGGAACCGGTCACAGCAGTATGAAGAGTTGTTTGTGAGTGCTGTGGCGGGCTCCCCGCATGTTTTGCTTGGGCAGGCCACTTCGGTCGAATTACGTGTTTCGGTTGACGGCGGAGCGGATTCGACGGAGCCCAATGCCACACCGCACGGCACCGTGACCAAGTTGATTTTGGGTCAACGCGGCGACGACAAGAACTTCTATTTCGGCAGGATTTTCGGCGCTGTCTTCATCAACCGGCTGCTGACGGAGGGCGAAAAGGGGGATGTCCGCGCCAAACTCGCTTCTGCATCTGGGGCAACACTCATATGATCACCCTCTATCAAGACGCGGCGAAAACCACGCCTGTGACGGCGTCCGGTGATCCTGTTGGAGCAATGGCTCTGACGGACGGGACTGTTACCGAATTCACGCAAGCGACGGCCGCCAATCAACCGATCTATCGCACGGACGGTACGCGTGGATGGCTCGAATTCAACGGCGCGTCCCACACCATGACACTTAGCTATTCGCCGACCACCTATCCGATAACGATGGCATTCGCGGCGGAGAATCTGGAACCCGCTACCGCTCCCGGAACCATCATGGCGTTACAAGCGAGTGTTTCGGATTACAAACTGGTTCAGGCGCGTACCAGTGGGGGCGACAGCTTCCTTTATGCAAACAACGTGAGCGGCGAAACGAGAGTTACTGTCACGACAACCCACAACGCCCCGCGTGTCGTTATAATCGAGGATGACGGCTCCACGATGTCGGTTGAGGTCGACGGCTCCACGCCAGTCACTCAGGCGCACTCCAGGGCATTTGGGTCTCCAATTACGCTAGAGCTAGGTGCCCGGCAGGGTAATACGCCATTCGACGGACGGCTATTTGGCGCGATCTTCATCACGCGCCTCTTGACAGACGCAGAAAAAGCCGATGTTCGCGCAAAACTCGCCCTTGCATCGGGGGCAACACTCACATGATCGCGCTCTATCAAGACTCTGTAAAAACGACGCCTGTGACCGCTTCCGGTGATCCCGTCGGGGCGGTGGTGCTGACGGACGGGACAGTCGGCGAATTCATTCAGGCTACCGCAGGCAACCGTCCAATTTATCGTTCGAACGGAACGTTGGGCTGGCTGGAACACAATGGTGTGGCTCACACCATGGATGCCAATTACGCGCCGATGGCCTACCCAATCACCATGGCGATCGCGGTAAGCGGCAACAGCCCGTTTGAATCGCCGATGGCGCTTATCCAGGACGCCAACAACTACAAGCAGATTTACCAGACGCCTGACGGGTGGGGATACGGGAATACAGTCGGACACCTCGATTTACCGCCCATTTTCGTTGAGGCGGAGAATTGTCAGTGCGACCTGATAGCACTGCGATCGAGTGTGCGTCCAAGTCCCTCACGAGCCGGACAATTCGGCCGGCGAGGGTC